GGTTCGGTATCAAGAAGGCTCTCCAAAGGAGAAAGTTTATAGTCGTTATTCTTGTTTACGACTGCTCACAATAGGGGGATCGCAAGCCCCGGGTATAGTAATCATGCCCAGTTGCATAAATGACATTGCTACATAAACTCGTAATCCAGGTAGGTTCGGTTGTAGAACGTAATGTCTGGATTTGGAGGTAGTAGCAATGAGATGGAATCGAAGTCATCGGACATAATGCACTCTTCAATGCGTAATTGAGTCGTCACAGATATATTGTAATGGTCAGAAAACAATGCACGAGTCTGTGGCGTCGGATTGAAGGGCAAAATATCAAATTGTGATGGCGGTCTGACATGATACCAATCTTGAGTGTAAAGAGGTTCAAACCCTTCGGTCTCAGCAAGTGCACGCCGAGCAAGGGCTGATACGATTGGACAATTAGGTGTCTCATAAACCGAAGATAAGGCTTTAGAACGTAACAGCCTCATCATAAGTGGAGTAGACCCGGATATATGAGAATGAGTCCAACCGAACGTCATCAAAAACTTAGTTGGGTCACGAATAATTTGATGACTGTCACCGAAGATCATACCACAAAATGACGCACGGCAAGGGTCATCAAGAACATCCATCTTGATGGTGAACCCAAGCTGTTTGTAAAGGTCTGTGGTGAGTTTTGCATTGGTAACGAACAGGCCGTCATCCCCTTCCACGAAACCATGGAGAGAACAACCTTGTTCGTTGGCGAGAAACAGTGCTAGCATTAAATTAGTGAATCCATTGCCTAAAGATGTGTTCATATCACCGGACATCCGCCTGGCGACTGCATGGGCACGAGTGCCGGACCGCATGCGAATACGCTGAGTGCCGGATAACATTTTAAGGACACAAGGTAGTTGGGGCCAGTCTTGTAGGCAATGTTCATAAAGAATGAATTCGGTGGATTCTAATATTAACGCTGAAAAATGACTCTCAAAAGCTGTGAAATCTGTTGAATAACAAAATCGATGCTGTCCCCTAAGGGCTTGAATCTTGTCCGGGCGGTCACACATAGGAACACGCTTAATGAAATAAGGCAACTCAAAAACAACATGCTCAACACTTTTGCAAGCAGGGCCCCAAAAGACTTTGGCCATGTCATTTCTAGAGCAGATCCAACGAGGGAATTTAAGAGTCGTATAGGATTCAGTTTTGATAAATGCGTTAACTCTTGACAACTCGAAAGAGGTAGGAGTCCTTCCTCGTAATGACTCATACACTCGTCGTAATTCCAGTTTTCGTTCATCTGTATACGCGGTGGAATCAAGCCATGGTTCAAACCCCATTGGCTGGACTTTAGGAAAGTTGAGCGCAACAAATTGCCTGACGAATCGACGAAGTTTGGCAAGTCGTTTAGGATCAGGTGTTGGAACATCCCTCCCAAGGCGCTTGATAAACCCGTATCGTCGTGTGAGGGGGTCACTTGAGTCCAGGCAAATAGGTGCGTAACCGGGTATGCAGCCAAAAGGAAGCATACGAAACATACGACGGCGAGATTTCCGTAAGAGCGGGTCGATGATCCAAAACCCGGAATTGGGCGTGGTGAAGAGGGAGGAATTTGGGAGCGGAATTGGAAGTTCAGAGACTCGGATACCGACTGCAAAACACTTAACGATGCCCCTCTGAGCACCGCGCGGGCCGAGGCCATTTGAAAATCCTGATTGAGAAATTTAGCCATTGCCACTACTGCTGAACCAATCTGGAGCTGAGTGAAATTGTTCGCCGGGATATTCAAACATGAAAGAGTACGACCAGAGTGAGACAATGAAGACTCAAAATTAATAACAGACATATTAATAGTTCCTTCCAACATAGATGAAACGGACACAGGGAGTACATGCAGGACAACGGTGTGATTGTAATAAGCAAATACAAAATAATACACAATGGTGATCGACAAGGGTAGCACAGTTAGTAAAGAAGGGAAACCGATGTAAATCGCCCACTGAAAGTAAAATTTTTCTTTGGAAGACGGTACAATCATGGACGCACACGATAGCAATGGAAACAAAATCAACCAGTTAGGGTCAAGTGCAAGTAAATAAGAAATCAAAAACTCGAATGGCGTCACAGAAGATTTGTTGTAGAACGCAATACAAACCCAGTGAAGCAGAGCGAGCAAAATGAAGTTAACAAGCGAAGGTAATTCAGAATAAATGGCAGTCAACGTTACACGCTGGTAGACTAGCCGACCAGGTAACATGCCTACCTGTCGATTCATGAATAATCTTTGATCACTGTTGGATGACAGATAAGATTCTTCAACCTTAAATGTAGCCCAGTCAAGAGAAATCCACGTGTGCAAAAGTACATCGGGAAACCTATTGAGGAACGGGAACACGGATCTAAACAAAGTGTCTCTCTCTCGATTACTGCGATCAAACCCGGTGTTGGTTACTCGGTCACCGTCAATTTGGGCATTGGCGGGAACTTGAATCGTAGACTGTGGCACACCTTTAGAGTCAAAGGGGGGGAGATAGTTTTGAGAGGGCATGGCTTCATTGAAAGGGACATCATCAAGGTCTTTACCATTTGTGCAAAGAGTTGGTAGTTTAATAAACTGCGGCATATACTTGGCTTCAGGCTCATTACAAGTAGCACTAGTGGGAGACACTGACCGGGATAAAGATGAAGGTGACGGCAGACGAATGAGCGAAGGTGGATTAGGGTTAGGAGCAGATAAATCCGGAGATGACGCGGGTATGGCTGCAATGGATGAAGACCCTGTAATCGTACTAGATGACATAGACAGCGGCACGATTGTAGCAGACGGGGCCTGACCCTGACATGGGGGTGCCAGAAGAAGGCCATTGTCAAGTTCGGGTTCATCAAGATCAACCGCTGCATACTGAGACACATCAGACACAAGAGGATTAACTGCTGAATCATATACCATAAATGCGGCGATAACCTTGGTAAGTGTATTCGGCGAGTTGACTTTCATATGCGAAAAATCAGGGCGAAAAGCGGGATGAATGCAATAACAATGTTCAGAACTGGACGACGGGAGCGTAGACGGAGTATACGTAAGTGATGCCACCAAAGCTCGAAGTGATTTGAATGTGACAGCTGACACAACTTTACATTCATCATTGACGAAATGGAAGCTCATGCCAGCTGGAAATGGTTTAAAACACTTTGTACAAGTAATATGTATTTTAAGAAACGCTGTGGCAGACGCAGACGTCATAAGCGGACCAGGATTCAGTTCAACACCAGATCTAGTAAGCAAGGAACGTAAGGCGGTCAAATGATTCTGTAAATCATTCTCAGGAATAGAAACTTGAATCGCAAGGCGATGCAAACTGGCTTGAAAATCGTCGTAATTATTCGCAGTCAGACGAGGGGCCGTACCTGGTGGGAAAAGAGGAACAGAGAACACAAATTCAGGTCGCGACAAATGCACTATGGAATTGACAGTACCATCGGAGAACAATGTAGTGCGAAGTATGCCACGATCAAAGTGAGTGTAAACATTAGGTCCAGGGTTAGGTTCAACCCCGCAACGTTGTAATTCCAAACAGATGGACGTCCGCGTTCTAGGTTCCATCATTGCTGCAATAAGTTCCGTATAGTCCATGCCAGTGTGCCAACAAGCAAGCATGTATTGTTTATCAGAAGGATGGCAAATGGGCATGTGTTTCCAAAACCCTGGAGGGAAAAACGGCCGTTTTTGTGAGTGCATTGACTTACGGATGCGATCCCACTTAAGCCACTGGACACGTTGCTGCTCGGTCCATTTGCGCTGGGGAATTCGAGCAGCCGGAATAGCGAACCCGTTTTCATTGAACACGCGTGCTTTCCGTCCAGTCCGACGACTCTTCATCGCATAATAAGCGTCGGATTCGGATATTCGTTCAGCTAATGGTTTCATCTCATCTTCATCATCATTATATCCAGAAGAGATTCCATTTAAAAACTTTTCTTTCTCGGTGTCTGCGAGAAATTCATAAAATTGGAGTTGATCTACTTCTTCTTGGGAGTCGACATAATTATCATCATTGTAATTAGATTTGGAAGCCATGAGTGATATTTATGAACGGGGGAAAGACCACGTAGTGGACGATCACGAACGATCGTTAGTCATTACACGTAACAACTTAACGCCTTATTTACGATGATAGGCAACGACCCACGATATTTATACGGCGAAAACACAACCTAAGACCTACGGGGAAATAAACACCCGGAGGAATATTTTTGTTTGAGAACTAATTTTCTAAAAATAAAGGGAATTGAAACCCACACACAAACAAACACACAGGTCAAAATGGGAGTATTAACAGGTTAAAGGGGGGGGGGGTGAATTGCTTGCTAGAGTCGGCGTCGGCCGACAGGAACAGCAGCTGAAGAAGGTGCCACAAAATCGTAATTATCTTCTTTTTCATCAGGAGGTGGATTAGGTGTAATCGTAGGAGTGGCACCAGTTGACGAAAATCGGAACTGAGGGGCAGTCACAGGCAGATTTGATACGTGCAATGATGCAAAAGTACTACCGGATATTGGAACCATACCAACAGTTGGGAAGGTAATTGTGCCAATCGTGCCGACATTGGGCTTGTAAACGATCCAACGATACACGGCGGATACAGCACCTGTGCCAACCGGTGGGACTATTTGGGTAGAGGCCAAGCTAGAGGTACCTGTCTCAAATACAGGGAGTGTCGATAATTGCATATTTGAATATGTAAGACTCGGGGTGCTTAAGGTGACACCGACAGCACCGGTGTAAGAATAAGAGACAATGAAATCACCAGACACTGAGGGTGGGAAGGTCATCGTGGTAGACGAAAAACTCATTCCAATCGAATCAACCACTGTTTGGGAAGAATTAAAAGGAGACGAACTTGTAATAGATTGAAAATCAAACATAGATGTTAATTGCCCAGCTGAAGTAGAAAGCAATTTAGGCTCCATTAAATCAACATCATAAGTGATATACAAGCGACCGAGTGAGACGCCAGCTGAAGGCATACCATAAGTGGAAACATAAATATTGCAATGATCGTAATCGTTGATAGATGACCCGGATGGAACAGCAGCAGTCCTAACGAAATATTGATTTCGATGTAATTTTGGGTCACATTCAATAGGAGCCATGCCATCGATCGAAGGCTTAAGGGCCATGCAGAATTTAAGTTGTTCAAGCTGGACAAAACTCACAGGGGCAGTAGAAGACGGATTCATCTCAGCTGCTATGGACACAGTACCCATTAATGAAAAGGACGCAACAGCATCTGTCAAATTGGATTTAAAAACTACAATGGCACCATTAACGCGATATTCAGAAAAATTGGCAGCAATATTTGACAACCACGGGAACGACACAGAATTACCTGGTTGAAAAGGGTAAGTTTGCAATGCAAACCCAGTAGTAGATGTAACGAAGCCTAAAAATTCTGTGTGTTTAACATTAAATCCACGATCAGCGACTGTATGTACCTGAGGAATTCCGCCATCGGACCTGAGTAACGAGTTCGAGGACACATTCCAAGGAGTGCCATAAGCGCCAAAACCAAAAAATTTTGACACAGCAGCACCGGCACGCCTACCCGTGTCCTTAGCATTGACAATGCCACCGACGGCGGATCCAAGTTCACGTAAACCAACGGCGGCTGTGCGGTTGAACCCTTCCTTGAGGTCTTGAAGGAACGGGCCACGACCGGTAATGCGGCCACGACGGACAATTTTTGAGACGATTTGAGCACGACGAGAGCGAGAAACACGTTTAATTGATTGAGGTTTAGGCATGAAATTAAATAACGATGGTAAGTAAAACACGAGCGTTCAAAGCCGCAAGCGGTGAAAGTGTAACTTTCTAACAAAAACAACAAGTAGGTCCATGTTGGAAATTAGAACAGCGTTCATATTTTCGGTGAAAGTCAATAAAGGCGAAAGAATTACTTTCTAAGAAAAAACAGCAAGATGGTCCATGCTGGGAATCAGAACAGCGTTCATGATTTCGATGAAAGTCAATGAAGGCGAAAGAATTACTTTCTAAGAGAAAACAGCAAGATGGTCCATGCTGGGAAAGAGAACAGCGTTACACTTTTCGTTGAAAGCCGATAAACGGCGAAAGTATTACTTTCTAAGACAAACCACTCTTCGTGGAAAAACAGAACAGCGTTC